TTTGGTACTGGTGTTTTTCCGTGATGGGCATAAGCTCGATTGCCTTTACCTTTACCAATATAATACGGTGTGCCTGCTTTTGCAGTAGCTGAATCTTTATTTCTTAGGTATGCGTATATATAATAAATACACATGCTGATACTCCTTTTCAGTATTAGAGTAGTTGGTGCTCGAAACACGTGAACTACACTTTTATTTATCACTTTTGATAAATATAATAAATACATAATAATTAATACATAAGGTTATTAACAATGAAATTAGATGATATGTCAGATAGAAGTGCAGCAAAGATTAATAAAGTAATAGAAAGTCGTTTCGGATTTACAATAGACTTCGAAAAATTATCAATCAGAAAAGCACGAAAATTAAACGAAACAATTACAGCCAATCTTAATAAGATTCGTAATAGTTCACAATTGCATAAAGCAGAAAAAAGCCCACGTTATATGGAGATGATTGTTATTAAAGAATCACTTACACGTTGGTTAAAAGAGAATCGCAGAAGCTTAACTGAGAGCGATGTTGAAGATGCAGAAGTATTGCTAGCAGCTAAAGATATGGTTGATAGCGTACAGGATATGATGGAAAAAGTTGGTAAGATGCAGTACGAACAACTTCCACAATTAACAGACAGCATCCGAGATAATCTCGGCAGCGAGCAAGCTGATACATTTAAAATGTCAGCAATGGCTTCACTGGAAGCACTTATAGCGCAATTAGAATCAACCCGCGAAGAACTTGGTAATGGTGTAAAACTATTATCCGGTGAAGAAGTTGCAGCACCAATGGACTTGGGCGGCGGCAGCGATATGGGTATGGATGACGCCGGTGACGGTTTTGCAGGTATGGACGCAGCAACAGGCGATGTACCTCTAGGACGCGAACTTCGAGAAGCACTCAAACTGAAAAAACAGTCATCGATGCAGCAGAGGGAGATTGCAAGGTTACAAAACGAGGTGACAAACCTACAGTCAAGAATATCAGAGCTAATCGATATTGAAGATAAGAAAAATGGATAAGTCTCACATGAAATATGAATACAAATCATTTCCAGGCAAAGCAATTGTAATGGCTGAACTCGATCAAGGAGTTTTATACAAGCTAGAACAAGCTGGTGGTAAAGGAGTAGTTGTTGATAATGATGATTATGATCTATGTATAGCAAATTCTCCAGCAGCCGCTAAAAGAGGATTTAAGCCCGGACAAGCGTTTGATCCAGATCATCGCGGAATGATGGGTAGTAACAACCGTCCACACTAAATGCGCTTCTCGGAGTTTGTACGTGAACAGGCAGTTGAAGATAGCGCAGTAAATTTAATTACCGCGCTCGAATTGCTACGACACCGTTATAAAACTTCAGATCAACCTCCAAAAATTAATACCAATAGTTTAATCAATATGGTTCGTAACACCGACCAAAACTTTGATTACAATGCATTGATAGCAGCGAACGAAATTCCAGCAGTACAAAATCTTATTAAAAGCTTTAATAAAGACGAAATACTAATAAACTTAGACGATCCCACATCAGACGTACAAAACGACGCACCAGCAGTACTTAACGTAGGTGGCGACGAAGAAGAAGTTGACAACGTAGGCGATACAGATGTTGTAGGCGATATGGCCAAGAAGGCAGCCAAACGTGATGGCGCACCATTAGCATAAGCAAAGCTTGACAAACAATAATCTATAGCATATACTGTATAGATGCTATTAAATAACAAGTTTGATTATTCACCAATAACAAGAGAAACAATTAACGGCAAGAGACATTATTGCCTGCCTAACGGCGACAAAGTGGCTTCGGTCACAACTATCCTAGATAAAACTAAATCCGAAGAATCTCGCAAAGCCTTGCAAAACTGGAAGGATTGGATGGGACCTCAACGTGCGCAAGCAGTTACTACAGAAGCAGCAAATCGCGGTACACGGATGCACACGTATTTAGAAAACTTCATTAAAGACGGTATGTTAAAAGACTTGCCGAGTAACCCATTTGCGCAGCCGAGTTGGTTTATGGCAGCGGAAATTATATTAAACGGACTAGACCACGTAGATGAAGCATGGGGTGTTGAAGTCCCAGTTTATTACCCTGGTCTTTATGCAGGAACAACAGATTGCGTTGGTGTATGGAAAGGCAAGCCCGCTATCATAGATTTTAAGCAAACAAATAAACCCAAGAAAGAAAAGTGGCTAGATGACTATTATTGCCAGCTCACAGCATACGCATTAGCACATAATGAAACACACGGTACAGACATAAAAACCGGTGCTATTTTAATGTGTGTAAAACCCAACGAAAAAGACGCAGATCCGAAGCCAGTATATCAGGAGTTTGTACTAGAGGGTGATAAGTTTGATCACTACGCAGAACAGTGGATGGAGAGGGTTCAGAAGTATTACGATATTGCATAAATACATGATAACGTATTAGGAAAATAACATGGCAATTATCTCAATTAGTAAAATTCAGGTCAGACGCGGCCTGCAAGAAAACCTACCGCAGCTTACAGGCGCAGAATTTGGCTGGAGTGTAGATGAACGAAGACTGTTTATCGGTAATGGCACCTTAACAGAAGGCGCACCGGTAATTGGTAATACTGAAATATTAACAGCAGACAGCGACTTTATTTCAATAGCGCGAGCATACACATTCAAAGGTACAGAAGCAGGCTATACTAGCCAAACAAGCACAAGTCCAGCTTCACCAGTAGCAAGATCCATTGGTGAAAAGCTAGATGAAATTATAAGTTTTAGAGATTTTATAGAAGATGCTGATGTAACAGGCGGCGATTATACAGTAGCTTTACAACGTGCAATAGATCAAATTTATCCAGCGGTTCTTTTTACTACAGACAGTTTAAGAAGAACACTTAAGATTCCGGCAGGAACATATACTATTTCTGGAGTAATATTAATACCACCGTATTGTACCATTATAGGCGACGGCTCCGAATCAACAATAATCAGACAGACTGATGTTGTATCAGATTCTATATTTAAACTAGCAGATAGTTTAAAGCAGGTAGATAGTGAACTAGGTAACAACGGTGCAACATTACCGACCCATGTCACTATAGAAGGTATAACGTTAGATAACCAAACAGATAATGATATTATTGTAATTGATTCAGCTAACGAAATTCTATTTAACGATGTTAAATTTGTTGGCTCGTTAACAACACCAGTTACAACAGGTAATTTTAAAAGTGCAGCAAGTATCGCCAGCACATCTGGACAGACATACAATGTTCATTTTGAAAATTGCGAATTTTCAGATATAACAAGAGGTGTCTATGCAATAGGTGATGTTATTAATACTACTATAACAAAATCAAACTTTGATACATTATATCAAAGTGTGGTAGCTGAAGTGAACAGTGGTAACAGTCCACAAGGTCTTAAAGTTACCTATTCTAAGTTTGGTAATATTTCAGCTCATGCTATTTTATCAAGCGACTTGTCATCTGTTATTAGTGCGTTTAATAATTACGAAGCAACAATTGGTTATACAGATGGCGCGGCTATTGTAACAGCGACAGTAGCCTATTCAGTGCTATCATACGAAACAGCAAATAATAACAGCATAGGTGATATGTTTGTACGTAGTGATGCAGATATTGCGTCACAGCCATTAATTGAAGTTACAGATCAAACAACAGCAACAACAGCAAATGTATCTGTTAACACAACAACCGGTACATTACAATCTAGTACAGGCAAGTCAGAAACATTAACAGATAACACAAGTGGTAATGCAAGCGTAGTTTTAAGTTCGTCATTAACAAATATTATAGATTATAGTATAGTACGAGGAGCCAACACAAGAACAGGGACAATACATACTTCTAACACTAGCACCACGTTACATTTTATGGACGATTATGTTGAAAGTGCAGATGTAGGCGTTACACTTGATTTTACCGGAACCAATAAAGCAGCGGTAATGTCTTATGTTGTAACAAGCACCGGCAATAATGCAATTTTAAGATATAACGTTAGATCGTTTATCTAATCGATGTGGGAAGATTTTTGGAACCTTCGTGTTAATGATCGATTGGCGCGATGGAGAGAGTTTCGCAAAGAATTAGATACAATGCCTTTTGAAGAGGCATTAAAATCGATAAATGATACCTGGGGAAGCGCACCATTTTTTAATTACCATTTAGACGATTCGTCACCATTTAATTGGCCAGATCCGTGGACTTTATTAGCAGAAAACCGTTATTGTGACTTTACAAAAGCCCTTGGAATGTTGTATACTATATACTTTACTAAACATAGAAAAGATGATTTAGAATTACTAGTATACGTTGATAATAAGAAAAATGAAAGATATTATGTGGTAAGCATAGATAAAGGTAATCACATTTTAAATTACCACCCGTGGGAAATAGTAAATACAAAACAGTTTAAAGAAAAGCATATACAATTGCTTTATCAATATTCAATTACAGATTTAAAATTAGAAAAATACTAAAGGAGAATTTAGTGGAGAGCATTCAAGTTATCAAGCGCGACGGATCGAGCGTAGAATTAGATTTATCAAAATGGCAAGCCCAAATAGCGAAGGTCTGCGATGGTATAGCGAATGTAAGTCAGAGCATGATTGAAATCAAAGCTCAACCACACTTCTATAATAAAATATCAACAAAAGAAATAGATGAGATTACACTACGAGCGATAGTAGATCTTATTGATGTAGAAGCCGACCCAGATTTAGCACATGTGAATTATCAGTATGTAGCAGGCAAGCAACGTTTAAGCATGTTACGAAAAGATGTGTACGGTGTTTATACGCCGCACCGTTTATATGACATTGTACAGGCTAATGTTAAGAAAGGATTTTACACAAGTGAATTACTTGAATGGTATACAGAAGAAGAATGGGATTTATTTGAAACATATATAGATCACACAAAAGACGAAGATTATAGTTATGCTGCGATAGAACAAATGATCGAGAAGTATCTCGTGCGTAATCGTGCTACCAAAGAAATATTTGAATCTCCACAAATAAGATATATCGTAGCTGCCGCAACACTATTCCATAAAGAAGAGACAGGCAAGGTACGTAATCGTTATGTTAAAGAATACTATACCTGTGCCAACGAAGGTTTATTTACATTAGCAACGCCTGTTCTCGCAGGGCTAGGCACGCCAACTAAACAGTTTAGTTCATGCGTTCTTATACGCAGCGACGACAACTTGGATAGTATTTTTGCCTCTGGTGAGATGATGGCGAAGTATGCTAGTAAACGTGCAGGCATTGGTTTAGAGATTGGACGACTAAGACCATTAGGCAGTCCTATACGTGGTGGCGAAATTAAACACACTGGACTTATACCGTTCTTAAAGAAATGGTTTGGCGACCTGCGTAGTTGTAGTCAAGGTGGCATACGCAATGCAAGTGCAACAGTATTTTATCCAATATGGCATCACCAGTTTGATGACTTAATTGTTTTAAAGAACAATCAAGGAACCGATGAAACGCGAGTACGTTTTATGGATTATGGTGTTGTATTAAATGCATTCTTTTGGCGTCGACTTAAGAACAAAGAAAACATTACATTCTTTGATCCTAACGAAGTGCCAGACTTATACGAAGCATTTTATCAAGACACAAAATTATTTGAAGAGCTTTATGTTAAGTACGAAAAGAAAAGTGGTCTACGTAAAAAGACAATGAGTGCCGAGGAAGTATTTAAAGGTGGCGTTATTAAAGAACGCACAGATACCGGTCGCATCTATCTAGTATACATAGACAATGTAATGGATCAAGGACCGTTTGATCCACAGGAACATACTATCTATCAAAGTAATTTATGTGTAGAAATTTTGTTGCCTACTAAACCTTTCAAACGTTTAGATGACGACGAAGGACGTATTGCATTATGCACGTTAGGTTCAGTTAACTGGGGATCATTTAGACACCCAGAGGATATGCGTAGAGCATGTCGCATACTTCATCGTAGTTTATGTAACATATTAGACTATCAGGATTTCTTGTCTATACAAAGTAAATTAAGTAACGATGAGTTACAACCGTTAGGTATTGGCGTGACTAACTTAGCATACTGGCATGCAAAACGCGGGTTGGAATACGGCGAAGAAGATGCGTTAGCAGAAGTTAAATTATGGACTGAGCACCAAGCATACTTTTTAACAGAAGCTTCTGTTGAACTTGCTAAAGAACGCGGACCGTGTTTGGACAGTTACAAAACACGTTATGGCAAAGGTAAGTTTCCTTGGGAACTACGTGCTAAAGGCGTTAATAAACTAACAGATTTTACTCCGGAATTAGATTGGGAAACACTACGTACAAACATGAAAGAGCACGGTGTACGCAATGCAACTAATATGGCCATTGCGCCTGTTGAGAGTTCTAGTGTGGTGATTAATAGTACTAATGGTATTGAGATGCCAATGAGTCTTATATCAACAAAAGAATCTAAAGCAGGATCGTTTACACAGGTGGTACCAGAGTACCACAGACTTAAAAATAAATATCAATTGCTTTGGGATCAGAAAGATTGTGTTGGTTATCTCAAAACTGCCGCAGTCTTAGCAGCATTTACAGACCAAAGCATAAGCACAAATACATTTTATAATCCTGCGCATTTTCCGGGACAAAAGGTACCGGTTACACTTATAATTAAAAACTTAATGCTAGCGCACAAATGGGGATTAAAGACTTTGTATTATTCTTTAATAAACAAAGTAGGATCAAAAGGAGACATAATTGAACAACCGGATTTATTAGCAGAAACAATTTCAAATGTTGATGAAGCCGATTGCGAAGGATGTAAATTATAATGAAACAAATAACAGATATACAATATTTCGAAGATAAACTAGAATGGCACTTCGATAAGTGCAAGGAGAAATAAGTGTCAAAAGAGCAATATGATTTAGCGACAAAAACTAACTACCTTAAAAGACAAATGTTCTTAGATAAGGCAGGACCTGTTACTGTACAACGCTTTGAAGAAATGCGTTATGAAAAGCTTTCCGATTACGAACAAATGGCACGTGGCTTCTTCTGGGTGCCGGAAGAAATTAGTTTAACTAAAGACGCAGGCGACTTTAAGGAAGCAAGCGATACAGTAAAGCATATCTTTACTAGTAACCTATTGCGCCAAACAGCATTGGATAGTCTACAAGGACGTGGACCATCTCAAGTGTTTACACCTTGTGTCAGTTTACCGGAATTAGAAGCATTAATTTATTGTTGGTCTTTCTTTGAAACTAACTTGCATAGTCGCAGTTACAGTCATATCATACGTAACATTTATAACGAGCCAAAAGAAATATTCGATACAATTCATACTATTGATCAAATAGATGGTATGGCTAGCAGCATAGGACAATACTACGATAAATTACATAAGTTAAATTGCGCAGTCGAAGTTGGTCGTAAGGTAGACGAAATGGAACACATTAAGGCCATTTGGTTGTCGTTACATGCAAGTTATGGTTTAGAAGCCTTTAGGTTTATGGTTAGCTTCGCAACAAGCCTGGCAATGGTGGAAAACAAGATTTTTATTGGTAATGGCAACATTATTAGCCTAATTTTACAAGATGAAGTCTTGCATAAAGATTGGACTTCGTATATAATAAGACAAGTAGTAAAGGATGATAGACGTTTTGCAAAGGTAGCGAAAGAATGTGAAGAAGAAGTTTATAATATGTACGAAGATGTTATTACTGAAGAAAAGGAATGGGCTGAATACTTGTTCGCTAAGGGGCCTGTTATAGGATTAAATGCCAATATTTTGAATGATTTTGTTGATTTTACCGCCTATAAAGCCTTAAAAGAAATTGGTATACGTTATAGAGCAGATGCTCCTAAGACGACTCCGATTCCGTGGTTTAATAAACATTTAAATACAAACACTAAACAAACGGCTTTACAAGAAAATGAAAGTACTAATTATGTTATTGGTGTAATGACTAATGATATTAATTACAGAGATTTACCAAACTTGTAGGAGTAATACAATGAACACAAAGTAAAGATTTGTGGGGAGGATCTAGATACGGAGTATCCAGATTCATTTAAAAGAACATAAGGACAGTTAATGATAACGGTTTATTCGAAGACAACATGTGGCTATTGCGACATGGCAAAGAAGTATTTAACAGAACACAACATAGAATATAAAGAAGTATTAGTAGATAAAGATCAAGAAGCGTATGCATGGTTAGTAGAACACGGTCACAGATCAGTACCGCAGCTTTATATCGATAATCAATTACTTGTAGAAAATGGTTACCAAGGGTTGGTAGCTCTGTCTCTGCAAAAACTCAAAGAAAAGGTAGGTGAAAATGTTAGTTGAAAAGCAATTTAAGAAAGATGATATAATTACGTTAAAGCTCACTCCGAGCACAGAAGAATTAGTCGCAAAATATGTCAGCGAAACTGATGATTATTATGTAATAGCTAAACCAGCTATGGTTACTCCTCAAGGAGAAGGCCTCGGGTTAATGCAATATATGTTTACAGCTGATGGTGATGCTGAATTTAAACTTAGTAAACAACGAGTTTTAATGTCAGCACCAACAGAGCCTAACTTTAAAAGCCATTACATTCAAATGACAACAGGTATAGCAACAGCACCTAAAAATAGCAGTATTATTACGTCATAAGTATATAATATGTCAGGCTGGGATCCTATAGGTTTAATAACTGGTAAATCTAGCAATGTATTTGTTAATAACCAGCCGTCCTCATGGGGGCCAGGCGGAATAGGCGGCGGACAAACAGCAGCATCAACAGTAGGACTAACAGGCATGTCACCAAACCCAGGTGACGCTATTGCAATGGCTCCGGAAATTTCCACACTTGTATCTAACTTCACTTCAAAGATAGATGACCTCCAGACTGAGATTGATCTTTTAGCACCGGGTCCTGAAAAAACTGCCTTAGAAGCATTGCAAACACAAATAAGCTTAACAAAAGCAAACTTAATAACACAAGCAAATCAAATATGGGTAGGATCCTCTGCCTCTGGCGCACTGTCAACAGTTGGTCCGGCTTCATTTGGTATGCGTTACCAAATAGTAGCAACACATATTTTTGATTCTATTGTTATACTTACAAGCGTTGATAATCTCGGTGATACAGAATACGAGATTTATGGATCAGGTATAACTGATATCGTATCAATGACTACACGCGGATTAAATGTTACACTCGGTGACTTAGAAAGTGTAGCAGTTGTTTTTGAAGAGATTGGTCCGCTGTACGATTTAAATTTTATGTCAAGATTTGGTACCCTAGCTGGATTGATTGAAAATTTAATTAATAATAAGATAGGGTTCTCAACAGGAGTTACCACAGCGTTAAATAACGCCGGCATGCCATTAAATGAAATAAGAGAATCTGTTTACGAAGATATTGTAACAAAAGCATTAAGAACTATCACAGATCAAGATGCAATAGACTTAGTAATTGACCAATATGATTTAACTCCGTTTGGAACTGTACATACATTTGCTGACTTTTTAGATTTAAACATTATGATTGACCCATCTGTGGTTGCATTGCTTAATACTGATGCAGCAGGCATTGGTAATATGTTTAATGATCTCGGTGCATCGTTTGAAACAGTAGAAGAAGCAACAACTATGTTAAGAGCGATTCAGATTCCTACTGTTCCGTTATTAACAGCAGCAACAACAACGTTAGATGATTTATCTACTTTGGTTGAACCAACTATAAAATCTAAAATTACTGGTAGTGGTGATGGAGTACTTGGTGCACCTAGTTTCGAAAACTTCCTAATAGCAGTAGCAGGTGGAGTAGAAGTTGACGCAATACTAGCCGTGCCATACTCTAATATAACAGCAGGATTATGCACAACTTTAGATGCGGCACTAGTAAATGCCGCAGGACTATTTGGTAAGGCAAGCATTAATCTTTCCGAGGTCCCTATTACAGGCCTAGGAAGTAGCACTGCTTTTATCGGTGCAGTTAAACGAATTGCTGTAGACGATAAAGGCACCGATGCTGTAACTGTCCTTAATAAAATGATACCTGCTACTATAAGTGGTGATGCTATCACAGCAACAATGTGCGAAGCTATTAATGTCGCTGCAATGGAAGCCGCTGGAATCCAACCTCTCCAGTACCTTTAGTATTGACTTTTCCATTCTATTAACGTATTATAATACAATAACGTTATGATAAATATTACTACATGAAATTGATTGCCTGGACAACACTCCTTATGGCTTTGGCTATAAGTGGAGCAGCAATATTTTATTCTGTAACAGGCATGAAAGCTATCTTCGCGGCTATACCGGTCATAATTATATCTACTTTTGTATTACTAGAACTTGGTAAATTAGTAGCATCTGTTTGGGTACATAGAGTTTTTAAAAATCCGTTTTATCCCACGTGGATTAAAAACAGTCTAATAGGTTTTGTATTAATTCTCATGTTCTTAACGTCAGTTGGTATCTTTGGTTTACTATCAAAAGGCCACAGTGAACAGACTGCGATGTCAGAAGAACAAGTAGCACAAGTCGAAATTATTGATGCTAACATAGCAAGACAAACTATACGTGTAGAACGATGGACTAAAGATCTAGACCGCTTATATAAAGGCGAAGATGTACGTGTAGATAGCTTAGTTAGTAATGAACAGGAAGTATTAGATAACTTATATACACGAATTAACAAAGAAAAAGATTCGTTACGTACACAAGCAAACAAAGAAATTGGATTCCAACAAACAAGATTAGACCAAGCAGCAAGACGTAAAAGTGAAGATACTATAGTTGCTAACGAAATATTTGATGACGACACAAGATCTAAAGCATTAGAGAAAGCTAGACGCAACGAGATATCAGTTGCATCACGAGCACAAAAAGAAATAACAAAAATACAAAAAGGTCTTGCAGCTAATTTAGCTAGCATAGACAGCAAGTTTGACAGCAGAATAGCAGAGCTATCCGACACAATACAAACATTGCGCGGACAATCATCTGCTAAGACAGAAGATATAGATGTAAAGATTGACCAACTTGAAGCAAAAGTCGAAGACGCCCAGACTAAGTTAGTTGCAGAACGAGAAGAGAAATTTGTTTTTGAATCCAAAAACAGACGCCTCGAAGCAGAGATGGGACCAATTAAATACATCGCAAAATTTCTTCCGGGTCACAAAGACGAAGAAAAGAAACTAATGGAAAATGCTGTAACAATTCTTATTATATTAATTGTTGTAGCGTTTGATCCGTTTGCGGTTGCATTACTACTAGCAAGTCAATATACGTTTGCAGAAATACGTGGTCCGCAACCTGTAAAGAAAGAAGACGACGAACTAGATGAATTGATAGAAGGTATTACTCCCGAAAACACGCATCAAGAATTCCCAGAACCAACTCAAAAAAAAAGTGAGCAAACTCTAGAAGTAACTGAGGACGAAGCAGCCCAACTTGCTGAGCAGTTTGAATCATTAAGCAATGCAAACGATACACTAGCGGAACGGTTAAAGAAAGCAGAAGACGACAAGAATAAATTATTAGATGTAATAGAGGGATTAAGCCAAGAAGAACCTGTCAAGGAAGATGAGATAGCCGACAAGGATGTCGAACCTTTACCACCGGTAGGCGATATTACTATACATAATATCAATTATAATAAGAAACCAACGCTTAGGGTAGAGGAAGGCGAGCTTGAAGTAATAGCACCTCCGAAAGTACGCACCTTTGGAGCAAAAGCAGATAATGTCGGAAAGGTAGAAGGGGAAGGAAGAGCAGATTTTGGTAGTAAATTCCCAGAAAATCCTAGTAAGGCAGATATGTTTTTAAGAGTAGATGTATTGCCAAATCGTTTATTTAAATGGAATGGCAACAAGTGGATAGAAATTGGACGTACCAGTACAGACCAATATTTATATAATGAAGAATATATAGAACATTTAGTTAATCAAATAGAGGCCGGAGATTATAATATTGATTTATTATATGAAAACGAGCAAGAGCAAATAGTCGAGTATTTAAAAAATGATAGAAATAACAAGTAGATTCATAACAGCACCAGATATCGTTGAAAAAGAAAATAATCACACTGTGGTTATTGTTGACGCATCCCAACAAGAAATTGAAGACATTGCACTATTTTGTAAAGTAGGCAAAATGTTTTATGACGTATACCTTTTCCGCAGTGACGAAGATGATAATAAATGGTTAAATTCCATTTTGACAAATGCAGATTTTGTGCTAAACTCTGTAGATAGTCCATTAAGTCAAAGTATAAATTCTACGACGTTCGGACAAGGTGGTAAGTATAAAGTACCATTAAATTATTTTCAAGAATATGAAAATGCCGCTAAAACCGAGGAGGTTACAATTGGCTAGAGATAAAAAACATCAAGAGTTAGTACCCACAGCAGGCCTTTCGGTCAGCGTACGAAATGGTAATGTAGACCAAGCATTGCGTAAATTTAAAAAGAAAGTACAAGATTCAGGACTTTTGAGAGAAATTCAATCTCGCCAAACATATGAGAAGCCAGCAGAAGTACGCCGCCGTAAAGCAGCACAAGCAAAGAAACGCTGGAAAATTGAGGTCGAGAAAACAACTAGACCTCAAAAGCTTTATTAATTTCAGTACTTTTACTGGGATAAATAATATAGTAAGATACCTAATGAGGGTCTTACGTTTTAATCTTACTTAATAAAGGAGAAGCACATGAAAGATTTAGACATCCCTGGATTCTACCAACTCTCTGTTGGTTTTGATGACATTATAAACAACCTACGCTCAAGCGCGAGCGATAACTACCCACCATGCAACATCGTTAAAGTTGACGACACCCATCAATACATCGAAGTAGCGGTCCCCGGCTTTGCTGAGGATGAATTAGATGTAGAGGTAACTGGAAACAAAATAGTTATTTCTGGGTCTAAGAAAAAGTACACAACCGTCGGTGTTGAAATGGTAGACTACCTACATCGCGGAATCGGTCAAAGAAATTTTGTCCGTACTTTTGCTTTAGGTAGGTACCTAAAACCCACAGGTGGTGAAGTTACAAATGGTATTCTTCGTGTGGATTTGGAATTAATAGTTCCAGATAACGAGAAACCTAACAAACTAAAGCTTACTTTTAACAAGTAACTGTCCTTTTGGTAGCGGGCAGCAATGTCCGCTATTGACTTCCTACAATAAATTTAGTATAATATACGTTAATTAAATGAGAGAAACGACTATGACCACTGATACTTATGATGGCGCTGTAGAAACTAAGACAACCAAAAAGACAAAGCTAAAAGAACCACCGCTATATAAAGTAATTTATGTAAACGATGATACAACTTCAATGGATTTTGTAGTAGAATCATTATTACAGGTGTTTGATTATTCTCAGGAAGCTGCGGTTGCATTAACAGAGCAGATACACATAGAAGGTTACGGAATAGCTGGCATTTATCCGTTTGAAGTAGCAGAACAAAAAGGTATCGAAGTTACGCAAGCAGCTCGTAAACAAGGATTCCCGCTTGCAATTAAATTAGAACCAACAACTAATGATTAGATTAGACGATAGTAACAATACGATAATAGGTATTACCTTTAGTTCGTTTGATTTACTGCATGCCGGTCATGCATTAATGTTAGCAGAAGCTAAAAAGCATTGTGATTATTTAATATGTGGGTTACAAACAGATCCTACAATAGATAGACCGGATAGCAAGAATACACCAGTACAAAGTATAATTGAACGACAAATTCAATTAAATGCAAATAAAAATGTAGATCAAATTATTGTTTACCAAACCGAAAAAGACTTAGAAGATATTTTATTAACACTAGATATTGATGTTAGAATAATTGGGCAAGAATATGAATATGAAGATTTTACAGGTAGAGACATTTGTTCAAGCAGACAAATTGATGTAATATACAATACTCGAGATCACGATTATAGTACAACTAATCTCCGCAAACGAGTATTAGCAGCAGAAGCCAGAAATGGTGCAGTTCAATTAGATAAGGAAGTATAAGATGAATTTAGTTCCATTTGAATCAATACCAGAATTATTAGAGGCAGCAGCTAACGGCATTGCTGTATCTGTTATATTAGATACAGACAGTTACGAAAAACAATATGCTGTAAACTATCATACTCAGTTAGGATGGACACAGGACGTAAAAATTCATCCTGATGTAATAAAATTTTGTACTATCTTATCTGAAATTAAAAACATGCCAGGGCATTATGTTGTAGCTGGCAGGCATGGACAGATAGTAGCTGGATTGCACGGTGATATTTTTATGGTAGATAAAGATGAATTTGATGATGCAGAAGAGTTAAATGAATATTTAAGTGAAGCAGAAGATTTAGGAGAAGATCAATAATGTCAGACGTAATGATAGATATAGAAACACTTGCAACAAGCCCAGACTCGGTAGTCTTAACAGTTGGTGCAATTAAATTTGACCCGTTTGAAAGTACAATAGGTGATGATGGATTTTACATGCGACTTGATGTAGATGAACAATCCGAATTAGATCGCCACATTGATGAGTCTACTGTAGAGTGGTGGGGCAAGCAAGCAGAAGATGTACGCGAAGAAGCATTAGGAGATCACGATCGCCAGGAGTTAACAGTATTCGCGGCAGCTTTAAACAAGTTTCTAGTAGGTTCAAAAAAGATATGGGCACAAGGTCCAGTTTTTGATATTGTGATACTTGAAAATTTGTATAGACAGATCGGAATCCCAACGCCATGGTCATATTGGCAGATACGCGACAGTAGAACATTGTTTGGTGTACACGGTGATCCACGAGAAAAAGGTAAAGCAGGACTGCATAATGCATTAGAGGATTGTATATCACAGGCAGGTGCAGTACAGCAAGTATATAAAAAAGCAGGAATAACAAAAAGGAAATAGAATGGATATAATTTTTGGGCGTGAAAACGCAGAACAAATGAGAGAAAAGTATACTGTATTAGATCTCGAAACTGTAACACAAGAAGGACAAGAGATTGAAGTCTTCTGTTTAATTCCTGCAGACAAAATCGGAATTACTGAAATGCCAGACTTGGAAAATTGGATTAAGTTACATCACGATTTTTTAGAAGGCTATCACAGAAGAGAATACGACTATAGTAAACAATGCATCGAACATTTACGGGGCAAGTTTGGTGGTGAAGTAGATACGTTCTATGATGAAATTATAAAAAGAATCGATATAATCGAAAACGCTGAAGATGTCCCAACCGAGTAAATTAGCCCATCTAATAGAACGAGCAAAAGATGTTGACAAAGGTTACGCCTATACTACTATTAATTGGGAAGAGCTTGGTGTAACAGAAGATCAGTCGTATGTGCTAATAGGGGAGTCGGTATTAGACCACTGGAAGCACATTGATATAGAAAACCCTGATAATCTATTGTTATTAGCAAGTATGACGCATCTACTAGTAGAGAACATGGTATTGCAATTAGAACTACTAAGAAGAGATGACGAGGAGTAATGCAAAAGATTAAAGACTTTTGGGTAGAAAGTTATCAAACTGATCCAGTGGCATTTTATCACGAACTAGTTGCATTTATTTTAACAGTTTATGCTTCGGGGTTGTTAGCATTAACAGCAACCGATCCTAACATGCTATTAATTTATCCACCGTACTTTGTTGGAAGTATAACACAATGTTATGCATGTTATAGACGAGGTGCTGCATTTGTAATGGTGCTGTCGGGATACTTTGCAATTATTAATGTATTTGGTTTCGCGGTAGCAATGGAGTGGATACGTGGATTCAATTGAAATTAAAAGAGATCGTAAGGTAATTGTTGTAAAAGATACAGATATTGATCCACATACCCTTTACAAAACTATAATGGACCAATTAGACGATTCTATTTTTTGTGCTGAATCCGCTATGTTTGATATTACCGACGAAAGCCCAGTAGCACGTATAAGAGGCGAAAAGATAACCAACAAGTATAAATTGTCCCTTTATATTGTAGAACGAAACGGTTGGAAGTTTATTTTTCCATCTAACAATGAATCACAACAAACATGGGATGCATTAGTAGACCAACGCAATTTACCAGAATACATAATAACAGATC